CTGGCGTAAAGGTCGGAGACGTAGAGCATGTATACGCCGTGCTGCTTGATGACCCCGTCGTGGATGCACAAAGCCTTGAAAGACTGATCTGGTGCCCCGGAAGCCCCGTTACGTTTGTTGCCGTCAACGTTGGCGTGGTAGTAACCGACGCCGTACCACCGGACCAACTTTGTATTCCAGTGGAGCCCGAGAAATTCTGACCGGTGCCGCCCCATTGCGGGTTAACCGCAGTACCCTGCCACACCCCCGTTGCAATCGTGCCAAGAGAAGTCAGCGACGACGTGACGATAGCTGAAGGTAACGCCGTGCCCGAAAGGTTCGCTGCTGGAAACCCGCTAGTATTAGTAAGTGTACCGCTAGACGGCGTACCGAGCACACCACCATTCAGCACCGGACTTCCCGCCGTGCCTACAGCTATCGCAAGTGCGGCCTCAACGTTAGCGCCGAAACCACTGATCTGCGCCAACGGGTAACCGGACGTAACGCAGCCTACACCGGTACCAGAGGTATATTGCAACCAATTTCCGGCCGCCGAACACGAAGGCCAGCTTTGACCACTAGGTGTTGTACCGGTCAGCGCCCCCAGCCATTGGTTGGCCGATAGCGCAGGAAGCGCCGCATACGGAATACCGCCATAGGTCAAAAACCCACCCGAGGCGTTGACCGCGAGCCCGAGCCCGGTAACAACACCCGTACCCGGAGTAATGCTCGTACCCCAGGCTGATCCTGTTGATTGCGGGATACCGGCTGCTGGATAGCTCGTGACGCCCGTGCCCGGACAATTGATCGTATAGAGCCCCGACGTAGGACCGCTTAACGAACACCCGCTACCAATAGCGAACGGTCCCCACACCCCCGAACCGAAATTACCAGCAAGGTTGCCGGTAGTCCCAGGGGCAGGCACGTCGGCCGCATGCGCAGCCACGCACGTCAATAGGCTAAAGATCGCTGCAAGAAATCTTCTCACTGCGAAGACCACCCATTAGGGGTATCGACAAATTTCAACAGCATGTTGGGTACGCTTATCACGCTTTCACCTTTAATGGTACCGCCGCCCGTCACCGTGATAGCTATCTGGTTAGCCGCCGTCGCGTTACCGCCCCAGTCCTGAAACGCCACCACCATGCCAGCCCCCACTGAAGCCGGGAGTATGCCACTGACTATCGCGGCGTTGTTGATTCCAACAAAGGTATTCGTCGTACCGGTGACGGTATAGCTTACCCCGGTTGCGGGATAGACATAGACGCCGTATTCACCGACGTTACCGGGGCCTACCTGCTGACCTGAGCTGTTGTAGAAAATCCATGGCATATCAGCTCAGCGCATCGCCGTCGGTAGTACATGTTACCTGGGCAGCAACGCCTGCAACACCATAGAGCGTATCGCCGTTGGCGAAGCCTATTGTCTCGCCACTAAGCTGAGCCATGCCATTTGCTGGCACCGTCCACCCGCTCGGTGTTATCGCGTGCGCCGCTGTGGAGCCATTCTTAAAGAACTGAAACGTCGTCGCAGCGCCGGTGTTAACCAACACGATGTTCTTGATGATTGCGCCGTAGGTCATCGTACCGCCCGTTACCGTAAACAACAAAGTCGGCGTGTTGGGTAGCTGCGCATTGTAGAACGTCGTGATGGTATCGGTCACGGATCACGGACCTTAGTTCAATTGCAAGATCGATGTGCCCACACCGTTGGTAGGCAACAGTATCGTGAACGTACCGGCTGTGACTGTCTCGGTGCCGCCGAAATACTCAACAGCGACCGCCTTGTTACCCGAGCTAGAGTTATAGATCATCGCGCCCGTTGTTGAGAACGTAGCGGAAGTCCAGCTAGGCGGTACTGACCAGGACCAGAACGCGCCTGTTCCTGACGTAGACGGCGTGATATTCTGCGCCGCCGTCCACGCAAACCCGCCTGCGGTATAGCCAGCGCCGGTTACCTCGTCAGAGTTACCAGTGATATTCGAATAGTTAGTAGAGCCCGCGCCATAGGTGCCCGTGGGCGCAACGATAATCAACGCGGCCTTAAAGACATGTCCTGTCGTAGCGGTAAAGTTATGTATGGCCTGGGGCAGCTCACCCTTGAAGCTGGTCGGCATTGCCGTGGTAATGCTGCCCATATCAGTTCACCGGATTGGGTGTAGGACCGGGATGATGCGCTTTCTTAAACGCAATCGCGTTCGGTCCTTCTGGGTGCTTGTCAGCGTGCCAGGAGCGCGCGTTATGTATGGCGCCCGCAAAATACGAAGCGATCAAGCTCTTCATAACATCCTGCACAGACGGATAAGGCGGTAACGGCTCTTCGCCAGGAGCGAGGAACACGTTGAATTCATGTTCCCTGCGCTCAGTGCTCTTGAATTTCTCTTCCCATGACGTTCCTTTTGCTGCCGCTACAACGTCGGCTAAAGCAGCATCGACGTAAGGCAACGGGTCGATAGGTGTTGCTAGGTGATCGTCACCATGTAACGCTAGCGCCCCGGCTTCGGCCTCCTGTAAATTCCGGTAGTGCTTTACAAGGGCGTCCGCTACCTTGAACTGTAGCTCGCTGGCTGCGCGCTGTATCAGCATGTCCGAGTTAGGCGCAATCAACACAAGATTATGTGCGGTCGCTAACGCCCACTTCTCCGGGGGATGCGCTCCGTGATCGGTCTTAAGAAAAATCAACGGCATACAAACAACTCCTACATGCTAGCTGCATAGGCCACGCTAAGTGTACCACCTAGCGCTACCGGCTGTGCGCCGCCTTGAAATGCGCCTGCACTCCAAAGCGTGCCATTAGGGTCAAACGTAGTGTGCACAACACCCGGGCCATACCCGATAAATGCGCCTTGTATCACATCCGTGCCTGTAAACGTAAATGTTAGCACAGACGCTAGAGCAATCTCGCCCCCGCTCGCGGGACTCCATACGCATAATTGTCGCAACCCCGCGCTGTTGGCCTCTGTCCACCCGGGGTGCGCCGCCATCGTGTCGCTGGCCGCTACGCCCGTAAAGCCTGTACCTGTTATCAATCCCAGGTAGGGACCGGTCACGGTGTAGTTGACTCCCGCTAGAAAAGAATTAAGCGCTAGGTTCTTGCCTAAAGTACAAACTACATTGCGTATAATCTTAGCCCATCGCAGCTCACCGTGTTTATCCCAATAGGTGAAAACATACTTGCCCTTAATCACAGCGCTATCCACCAACATATTTACGCGCCTGGGTAAGCACAAGCGAATTGATCTGCACCAGCCCGCCCTTCAGGATATCCACCGAGTTGAGATTAATCACGGCACCCTTCTTAGCTACATCGCAGTCAAATACAATGCCGCCCTTGGAATTAGAAATTCTCCCGAACACAGCCTTGCCATCGGCCACCGCCCGGTCTGGCGTAATAGGTCCGGCCTCTATCGTGCCCTCACTCGGCTCCAGGAACGCCGGATAGGAAAACTTCAACGTCACGAGTAGCGTCTTGTCCCGCGTGTAGAGCTTGATGCTACCGGCCTCTCCGCCTGCATCAATCAGCTTACCGTAATAGGCCGCCAGGGCGTTCTGCACTGGCTTGGATAGCAGCATCTCCATCTACTTGGTACCCTGACGCTCTTCGGTTTCTACCACTTGCGCGGTAAGATTGCCCTCGATGTCCCGCGATGTCGTGATCGACTTCGTGACGTGGCGCTTACCGTCCTTATCGAAATTCAAGATGATAGGCGCAGACGGCGGAACAGGTACCACCGGTGGTGGAGCCGCGTCAGCCGTAAGCTGCGTATCCCTTACCCGGTCTAACATCGTTAAAACTCTGCGCATCGTACCTGACTGTTCCCGCACTAGCTCGGTTAGCTCGGCTATCGTGAGCTTATCCTGAGCCGCATCTAGCGCGGCGTCCTTAGCCGCCTTCCCGATAGCGCCCGAGACCTTCTTCAGGTTCTCTAGACCGGCTACCTCCGCCCCAGAGCGCTTCTCTGCGGCCTTAGCTGCGGCAGGAGCGGCCTTACCCGTCTCGGGACTCTTAGGCTCTCCTGTGGGCTCTCCTGCGGCTTCCTTCGGGTCCTTATGAGGGGGCGCTCCCTCAGCACCCGGTGCGCCTTCCTCTCCACCGGCACCCATCTCGGGTTCGGGAGGCTCGGCTACGTCGCTAGCCTCATCAATCATCTTGTTATCGATGTTGGTCCACTTGCCCGTCACCTTGGAAAGCTGGCGTAGTTCCTGGAGAGCGGTCTTGGGCGATATTAGTCCGGCCGCCTCTGTCTCCAGGACAAATCTTGTGGTCTTGTCGGCCACGTCGGTCTTTTCGGTTTCGTCTAGCTGCCACAACGGCACGAAGTTGAAATTGAAGTTATCGGGCAGGTTAATTCCTAGGCTCTTCGCGGTAATGCGCAAAATCAGGTTCACACCTTCACGAAGATCATTTTCCTGACGCTTCAAGATGTTGTCATAATACGTCCTAAGATCACTCTCACCCGTAGAATTCAATCCAGCGGGACTTTGCCCTAGAAGCCTAACAAGCGGTATCTGCACCGCACCGGAAAGCTGCTCCGCGAAATGGATCAGCACATCAGCGATACCGCTAAACCCGGAACTCTCATGAGTGGTAAAATCATCAGAGCTATCAAGGAGCGTTATGCCTTCGATGCCCTGATACTTGCGCATCATCTCAACACGCTGAGCGATACCTACCAGCGCATCACCGGCGGACGTTACCGCCTCATGCAAGCCGTCTATCTTATAGGTACGAATAAAGCTCTTGTAGACAAGTTGTGCCGCGCCCAGTGTAGCGCTATCAAACGCCACCATCCGGTCATAGAGCCGTTCAAATACACTAAGGCCCCAAAGATTCTCCATAACACGCTGCCAGTGCGGGAGCCTGACGCCCTCTAGGCGAATGCATCGCGTGTAGTGGATGCGCTGTCCACGCATCGCAGGCGCGTCGGCTACCACCTTATAGAACTCGGGCAATCCTAGATGCGGGCCGTACTCACTGACAAGATGCTGAAGATCAGCGTCCACCATCCACCGGTCAAGAACTAGGAGCCCCTTGAACTTGTTCCGGCCTACGGTGTCTACTCGCAACGGCGTGCTCGGGTCCTGCCCATCGATGAGCAGCACCGCAATCGACCCGCCGTAGAGGTTCGCCCACTTGATGTTATCGCCCAGACCCTGCCAGATTTTAATTCTGGTCAGGAACTGTTGAATTTTCTCAACGGTGCTTGGGTCTTCGAGCGTTAGTATCTCAATACCACCCCGCGTCATGTCATCAGCCAGCAGGTCAATAACAATACCGCCTAACCATGATCCGCGATGTATCCAGTCAAGCAGCGTCCTAATGCGCGTGATCGGAAAGAAGCCATACTGGGATTGGCTAAGCGCGTTATTGGTGCCCTGGCCTAAGTTCAACGCAAAGTTCTGGAAGCCGTCCCCGGTGTTCTTCTTACCGGCTGAGCCCATCTCGCGCAGCTTCTTACCTTCGCGAGCTACCTTGTCGATGGTGCTCTGCTTGATAGACGCGCGACCAACCCCCACACCGCGCTTTCCGGTGGGAGTGAAATCTGCCTTGATGTCCCGGGCAGGAGTACTACTCCCCGGGCGATATCGTTCAACCATGTATGGAGTGCGTGCTCTCTAAGTTGGAACCGGAGCTATAGCTATCGTCAAAACAAGTAACAACACAACTGCGGCAGATAAAAATATCCCTACGGCCATCCCCTGCAAAAATCCAGCTTGGGGCTCAAAATAGTTAGCGTCACCGCCTACTGGCACACCCTGGTCCTGACGGTCAGGGCAAAGGTGATTATTACAAAGCAGGTACTCATCCTCCTCGGAGGACTTGCACACCGGGCACTTGTAGCAGCGGCGTAATTGTACAACATCAGCCATCAATTTCTTTCCACTCACTACAAAAGAAACTACCAGCGGTAAACTCCTCCGTAACCTCACACTCGGTAAGTATGATGCTATGCGGGGAAGTTAACGCAGGCTCATCGCCAGCAGTCCACATTGAGCTACCACACCAATGCTCACAACTCGAACAGGTACGAAGCCGGGGTAGCTCTAACAAAAACTCCTTGACCTGGGTCATTCGGCCGCCAATGGTAATTCTTCTTCCGGTTCTACGCTCTTCACGCCCAACTTGAGATTCTGCATATGCCGCTTCAGCGCCTGGACAAGACGCCCATACTCATCGTCGTGTCCTGCCTGAAGCGCCGCCACAAGACGGTCCCGCAATGAAGCGATGTCTTCGGGGACTGCTTCCCGGGAGGGGAAAGAGATATTTATAGGCTTATGTTGTCTCCGGTGACCACCAATAGTACTAGGCGGCTCATCACTCGCGATGTACTTCTTAACAGTCTGAACATTAAGCCCTAGCTCGTGGGCTATCTCCTTGTGAGAGAATGTGTCGTAACTGGCTAGCCTGCGAACGTCCTCCCAGGCCTTTAGCTGCGCCTCTCTTGTCATCGTACTTGGCATACCTATTACCCCCACCCCGTATCCAATCAGATATGTTCCCTCTTTACGCACACAATCTTGTACTTACTCGCATCCTCCGGATCAGGCGCCACTATCTCTAACGCCAATTGAGATACCTGCTCGCAATCTTCCTGTGTTGGCATGGGCGTCGGCGCCGTAACCGGGCTGACAAGTCCACACACAACGCCCACCGCACATGATAGAATACCGTACCACATGATTATTTCCTTCAACGGGAGAATTCCCTACTCCCTACATACCGCCGCGCGTACAGCCCCGATCTGTCTTGGCCCAATGCCGTAGGACGCCGCTATTCGCGCAAAGGCATCATCTACGGGAACGCGCTTCTTCACCGAGCCGTCCACCTTTGAAATCAGCTGCATCTCCTTTTTGGAGCGCACGGCGTTAACCCATACCTCGTTGTTCTCTCCGCACTCCACAATATCCTGCTTCTTGTCGTGGAGGATATCTTCGATATCGGGTAGCTCTGGGCCTGGATGATCAAACGTCAATAGGGCCATGCACTAGTCCTCTTTCCCGTCTAACCCGGAACACCAGTTCGCCGCGTCGGCCGCGTCTCGAAAGGTAGCTATCCAAGCCCAATCGCCCTCACGATGACCCATCGTGTAGACATGCCATCGATTGCGCCACCACGACTTGACCACAAGATAGTGCACCCGTTCCTACTCCTGATCCTCGATGGTAGGCTCAGGGTAATGCCGCCGATTAAAAGCCTCCGCCTCCGGAGGCGTACGCAACCCTACAGGCATCCCCTCCATCTTGCGGTTGTACTCCGTCAGCATAGGCTCAATGCAATGCTGCAAAGATACAATCATATTGAATAGCGCATCAATCCTACCGTTGAGCGCCGTCAAGGTCTTAATCAGCGTTGCTTCTTCGTCGGTCATTCGTCCTCGCTCGTCGTAATGCGACACACCTGAGGCAGCAGGCTTTGATTTTGCAGACACTCAGTGAACTTACGCAACTCCTCAGAGTTATTGAACCGACAAGGAGCCTTAACACAGGTAAACGTAGCCGAGCCCCCAGAGCTACGTTCTAGCGTCATCGGATAAGGCTCGGGAGGGTACAAGCTTTCGTAGAGCCCATACAATCCAAAGGCTAGTCCAGCAACACCTATCATAGCAAAGGCAAGAACCAACCAACGCCGGTCTATCGGGTCCTGTGTAATCATTCGCCCATTCCTGTCTTCTATTGAAGGGCAAGCCAACTTACAAACCACTCTACAGCCTTGATCATGAGAACTAGCGTTGCCATGCCCGTCAGGTAGCCAACAATGAATACCAGTAGTATTGATGTCACTCTCGCCTCCTAAGAAAGACTAACTGTACATACCGCCTGCCTTTCTTGGTCAACTCTAGCGGAAATGTCTCTAGCCAACCCTCATCAATCATCCAGGCTATCGCCGTCGCTGGTAACTTGTCGAGCGCACCACGCAGTGTAGTCCTGATCCGCAGGATCATGATCCATAACTACCGCCCAACCAGAAGTACAGGACATTTCCCCACCATCAACAGGACTATAATGATCAAGAGGATTATGAGCGACACTACGCTGACTCCTTTGCGCATTTCTTTGCGCAGTCAATCCAATCCTGGATCGTACGGCTAACCACCACAAAGCCTATCTCCGCTATCTTAATCGGGGTCGCTACCACGCGCCACCCATAACGGGACGCTATTTGGGCCTGATCGGAGGTTAAAATTACATCACCATTCGAGACACGATAATGCGTTGAATACCAAAACAAGTCTGGAACACCAAGAAGCTGGACGTCAATAACCCCATCCGCAGAGAAGCTGATTATTGATGTAGCCATCCCTGACTCCCCCTAAGGCTCCCGATTAAGGTGGAACGGAAAGCTTCCGGTCCAGTCCCTCAAATCCGTCTTTGTACGTACATCATCGCCGGAGCACCAAGCGACAATACGCGCAGCATAGCCCGCATCACTTTCTTATTTCAAGCTCCCTAAAGACTACCTCGTAAATCTTAACCCAGCGCTGTTCACGCTTTTTCCGCTCAGCTGACATTAATCCGCTCCTGTACTTTTCTATCATACAGTCACGCGGGCAAACTGCGCCCACTTCTCAGCCTTACCGCCACCGCAGCAGGTAAGCACGAGCGCTTCTGCGTAGTCGGGCGATGCTACACCACGCTTGGCTAGGCTCTTCTTGTCTTCGATTTGTATCTTGCCGTTCTCGCGGCGGTGCCACTTCGGCTGGGATAGCTGCGCTACTAGTCTGCCTGAGTGAATATCTTTCGGATCATCCGGCAACGAGAGCAGTTCATCAACGGGGTACTGCTTGCCGTAAGGGTCATCCCGGCCAGCAAGCGCAGCTACTAGCCATAGCACCATCTCGTGGGTCTTCTTGAGACGCTCCCGCAACATCCACCACCCCTCCGCCTTCATGTTGAAGAACTTCTCGTGCGCGAACTCTCCATCAGGCCACCTAGTGTCGCTAGCCGCCTCTCCGACGTTGACGCCTGTGACGATAAGCCCGGGACGAGGATTGCGCTTCAGTGTAGAACTAACACCTTGGCCTATCGCGATACTGTCAAAGCGCAGTGACCGTATTCTGGGTTCGAAGCGGTCTGATCGAGCCGGTAACTTGAAGTCGGTGCAAAAGTCCAGCATCTTAAATGCCGTGTCGGTTGTATCGGGGTTACCCCAGGTAACTGGCGGAGTGACGACGGCGCCGAACCTGCCGATGACCACGCTTTGGGCCTTACCTCCGCCCACGTCGCCCCCCGCGATGCCTGTTGGTGTCGGCTCAAGGCGTATCCGTCTATCGGGGTGGACGATGTTGAACTCATCGATTAGTTTCCTAAGCTGTTGCGCACTGCGTACCCAGCTAGCTGGAATGCAGATATCCTCAACCGTATAACTGTCATCGATCTCGAACTCGGAAGCCCAGCTCTCCGCGCTCATGTCCTGGCGCTTGCGGGCAATCTTAGCAGGCGTCCAGATCGGGTGCTCTGAGTAATGAAACCGGAACAACCTATCTGGCGGGAGCGAGTTATACTTCCTTGCGAAAAAGTTGTTCTCGTTTTGCGGGTTGATCGAAGAACCCCAGATACGCACATCAGCGGTAGCAGACGTAGCCGCCTCTACCTGGTCGGCGTGTTCTATGCGCGACGCTTCGTCAATGACTACAAGAGTACTTCTGCCACCGCGTCCGATTTCATCTCCGCCCTCACCCCTAACCGTGTTATCGTTCTCAGGATTGATAAGCAGCATATGCTTATCATGCAGGAAGGGATTAAACCCAGTGGGCAGCATCCATCGCGGTAAACCACGGTACAACAGCCTGATCTTTTCGAAGATACTATCCGGGTTACCAATCTGGTCCACCTCAAGTGACTTGCGCGAAGCGAACGTAGTCTTGAACCCTCGCTTGAAGCGCCACTTATGCCAGCTATACGCGCCCATCATCCACGTAAAGCCAATACCTCTTGACTTCTTGACGGCGCCGTCCTGGCGCACGGTGAGGATATACTCCACCCAGTTATAAAGATCAACTTGCCGCTGACACAGATCGAACGGCAGGTAGGCCGGTAGCTCGGGCTTCTCTAATGGGTTCCTAGGATCATAGGTCCACCCATACCAGTGCAGCCAGTAGAGAAAATCCTCACCACAGATACTAAGCTCAAGGTTAATCGCGTCAATACCACCTTGCTCTATCTTCAGAAGATGCTCAAACCGCCGCTCCACCGAGCGTTCAATCTGCACAAGATAGGCAAGCGTATTAGCGTCGGGAGCGTCGTTATCAAGCGCTACTGCGTCAGGGTCGAATCCAAGGGGTGTGGACAACGATACCGGCATTCGCAGATAAGCCTAGCAGGACAATAATTGGTTGCAGGGGCGGGGATCGAACCCGCGATCACTCGGTTATGAGCCGAGGGCCTTACCACTTGGCTACCCTGCTAGCCCCTCCCTGGGGCGCCCTACTTGGGCCTCTTACCGAAGATTATGCCTAGTCCCTTGTTGAGGGGAATGTCTACCGGCGACGCCTTGATACCTGTCGCCTTAAATATGCTAGCTATCAAGGCGTCAGCCTCTGTACCCGGTGGCCCTACAAATAGCCCAACATCGCTTTCTGACTCTACAGGACCGCTCTCAAAGGAGCTATCCCATTCCGCTATCTGGAAAGCGTCGTCGAAGTCGGCACGTATTGAAGAGCACTCGATGCTCGCACAATACAAGACTACGGTGCCCTTCTGCTTCAAGGCCTCACCTAGCGCGATGATCTGCTCCTGGGTCAAATCCGGCCAGCTTTGTCGAGAATGCGTAGGCACGGTATGCGTGATCGCCGAATCCATGTGAGTCATGCGAGAGGCAAGTGACAGCACTAACACCGTAGTGACTATTGCCATCACCAGCGCTAGCGTGCCTAGCAGATAGTTGAACAAATTATGTCTAGTCACTTCTTGTGCTTCCCCTACTTAGTTGGGTTAGGCTGGCCGGGCGTCGCAAGCAGCGTGTAGCGTACTACCCTGCGCCCTGTAATCAGCTGCCGGATATGTTCGTCACACCCGCATATCTCCTGCTCGGAAAACAACCCACCGGTGAGATTACTTTCCTGGAGCGTACCCCGGGCTAATGGCGACGCGACATGCGCGATCATCGTCGCCAGATTATCGCACACGGGGTTCTCGCAAAGCAATCGCTGGATTACTGGGATGCCGTACTTCAATACCTGGCTCATGGGCTAGCCCTTCCAACGGTTCCAATCAAGACGCATCTCCATTGAGATGCCCGGAGGCTTGTATTGCGGAATAACAACCATGCGCTGGATAATGTCCTGTAATATCTCCACCTGGGCTAGCGCGTCGTCCCGTTCTTTCAAGGCCAATTGCAGCGCCTGCCCGAGCTGTTGGTTCGATACCTTCAGCATCTCCAGGTGATTATCTATCCCGGCCTGCAAATGCCTATGCTTGGTTTTTACGTAGGGCATCACTTCCCCATATGCCACGGATCATAAGTCGGACCACGCTTCTTAAGAGTTTCGGCTTCCTCTGGAGAGAGTACGCCCTCTTTAATGGTATACAACGGAGCGGGTTCAATCCGGACTACCTCACCGACTGCATACACGACATGGTCCTTGGTCGGGTAGAAATGATTATGTATTTCGGTTTCGAGCTTAGGGAACGGCGTAAGCTTTACAGCACGTAATACAATTTCACGGAAGTCAAATACGTCAATAATATTCCCTAGACCGCAGATCGTGTTCCCTAGGCGCGTAGCTAGCTCGGTTGCGAAGGCTTGTATCTGCTCGTCACGGCTTGACCTGGGCGCGGGCTCTTTTCCCTCTACATGATTAACCATAGACTGTACCCTATTTCTTTTTTGGAGCAGGAGGACCGGGCGCAACCCAATCCCTGTCACAACCTGTCAGAGGATGACTAACTGGCTCAAGCTTGGTGATGATGACGCGGCCCAGCCGCGACCCGCTATACCCGTCGTCAACAAATTGTTGATCTTCCTTAAGCGTAGCTTCCTTGCGCCTATCACGTTTTTCGAGAAGAGCTATGATACACTCCAGCCCTGCCACCCAAAAAGCACTAAGAACGATAGTACCCCAAAGGTCAGCCACCGCACTGATACTATCGACCTTACTGGGATCACCAGCCATGATCGGAAACAGGAAGCCAACCAACACTGCAAACACTAGAAAGGGTCGCGCCATTTCAAAACCGTTCCTTAAACCTTTTACCGTCCGACCATTCGTTGATCAGGTATGGAATACCTAAGCTGTCGTAAGCCACTAACGGCGAACTTTCATCGAAGCCCTTGAAAACCTCCTGCACGCCATCGACCCTGGTATGCCGGTATGGCAGAGCATCAACTTCTTCCGGTGTCAGTACGGTCATTTGCTTCCCATAAATTTGCACGGTAGTTTTATCACCGCCGTGCCAGTGAACCAAGACACTCGCGTCTCCAGCCGATAAAATTTACTGCGCTATCGGCCCACGCAGGGAGACGTTCTGAGAACGACCCTCCGCCACTCCCCCTTCGCAGGGGAAGACTTGAATCAGGTAGTCTCTGGCTCGGCGGCCTTCTTGCGACGCGCTGCTGCCGTATCCGTAAAATCACGGTCAGACGCTGATGGCTTCTGATCGCCGCGCAATCTCGCGGCCCGAGCGTCTGCTGTCTCGGGCTTGCCGTCGTCGCCCACCCGGTACGCACCGTTATCCTCAAGCCACGCGCTGTCCGCCAAATGCACCGGCACGTTACGGTAACCCTTCCGGAACAACACTCGTGAGCCGTGAGCAATCGCGCTAATAGGCGCGTCGCCTTCCTTGGGATCATTGATGCCGTACTGGCGCCGAAGATCGACCGCGCTCTGGGTAAGTACAACAGTACGCGGAAAGGCCATCCTAATTACAGCCTCCCCGTCAGCGAGCGCCTGGTGCGGCAAAAGACAATCATGGTGCGGCGCCATCATGGTCCGGTGCGCTACAATATCATCATGCGTAAGAAAGCCGTCCGCAATTGCAGCGTCATCGAGCGCCTGATCTTCAGCGGCAATCTTGGCGTCGTACTCAGCCTTCTCAGCGGCCATCTGCTCTGTCCGCGCCAGCTTGCGCTCGCTCGCGGTAGCGTCCCGCTCGAACGCTTCAGCCCGAGCCTTCTGATCTATCTCAAACTGTTTCTTCCGCAGGTCGGCGGCTTCGCTGCGTACCTGCTCGGGGGTCTTGGTCTTTTCGTTGGTGTCGGTATCAGTCATTTGGTAGGGTCTCCTCTCTTGGAGATTAGGGATTAGATTTCACCACGGTATCGTCTTGTACAAGTAACCCCCCTGACTGCGGACCTAGTTCGCTCAGCATGATCTTAGCCTGTAGAACCTTAACAGCTACCCGCTGAGCAATTGTAGCCCGAACAAGATCAGCAAGCGCAGTACCAGCAAGCGCGTTGCGCTCGGCTAAAATATCGTCCAGTACCTCAATCTCTTCTACAGAGAATTTCAGCCTAGCTGTTTTGCTCATGCGTCCCATTTCTTTTTCTCAGCCCATTCCTGGTTTAGGTCTAACTGGGGGAAGCGTCCGGGGTCATCCGTGAACCGGAGAATGCCGAAATAGTTCCAGGCATGACGGTCTATGTGCCAGGTGTCAAACATATCGTCCTGTCTGGTAGCCTGCTTCTTGTGATGCGCCGATGTGAGCGCTATCAGCTTGAACAAAAACCAGATACGCCTAAACATAAAGCGGACTCACTCTTTCAACGCTAGCGGCGCTATCCCCCCTACATACACTGGGCGGCCCGCGACGCCCTCTTGTACGACGGGCCAGCACACCTTGAATAGCAGCTTATCCCTGGCGTAGCTAAGACGGCTCCGGTTAACCACCGTCAACCACTTGCAGGGAAGTTCACGCTCCTGTGTAAACGTAACCCCAACCGTCTCCAGATACTTATCGATCTGGTCCGCTACCATCTCGGGCGTAATCTGAGCCAGGGGTATCGGACATTTCTTCGGCCACCAAAGCAATCGCTTGCTAGCAGTATACGCCCAGGCCACCGGGCGCACAAAGATACTATCGGCCACCGCGTACGGCATCGCGAACACCCGCGCCATAACCGAAGGACCCGAAGCCACGTACACTTTAGGAACCTTCCTCTTCCAGAGCTGGTGGGCTAGGCCCATAGCGCAGTTATCGCAATCACTATAATCCCACACGAAGCCCTCGGGCCAGGTATCGGGATGTCGCAGCGCATAACTCAGTGCATGTAGCGAAGGCTTATCCAGATCGGCGAATAGCCGCTCTACCTCGGCTGGCTGGCTTATCTTCTGGGTTGTATTCAAATCTACCTGTACGTTCATCATTCGGCAGCTTCCTTGTACCCGGTGAAGGAGGGCGGAGTAATCTCCTCAAACTCGCCCTCTACGATTGGTCCTGGTTCCGGAGTAGGTAGCCCCTGCTCTAGCGGACCGGGAGCCGGTAACGCGGCCGTCATCCCGATCATCTCCCGCATGGTAGCCATCTTCTCCGTAAGGGACATACGCTCCAGGTTCACACTTGAGAAGCGCTCGGGTACAGAGACGTTCTTGTTATTCACGTTGGCGTTGATCTGTAGAGGTAGCGTCCTGCCCATCAGCGATGCAAAGGCCTTCGGGTAGTTGCACCCTAGCCAGACCATATAGCCCTGGGTACCGCCCTTGCCCGTAGGAGCCCACCCTATGATCTCATCCGTCCGTACCCGCATTAGCTGCTTACGCTTACCGCTGCCTACCTGTACCTGCTTATTGATATAGCGGTAGATAGGCTCCAGCATCCCTAGCTCTTCAGCAGCGCCGCATATGGCTTCCCTGATCAGCTTAGGAATCTTGTTGGTCGTACCTAACGCCCTGCCTGCTCCTACGGGTCGCTTAGCTCCCTTCCTGAAGCCTCTCTGAGGCAGAGGCTTAGGTATTGCCTGAGATGTTGGTCTATATCTTTCTACCATTTGAATGCTACAAGTTATTTCAACAAGTGCTCCCTAGGGAGCAATTACACGGGGTGTATTATGGAATATTGGTTACTAGGATACCCGTTTGGGGTGCATCAAGGAATGGCCCTGTCGGATAGCCAGCGGGGACCGCGCTGTAGGAATATCCGGCAGGAGGGACAAGCGTAACGGAAGACCATGGAGAATAGAATGCCGAGTTGCCGCTCAATCCACAGGTCGATATTCTCGTCGATGAACCTGTCGTCCTGTGCCTTTGCCGCTTCGTCCGCGGCTTTCATATCGGCCGACGCCCCTGTCACCAATAGTTCATAAGCGTGGTCAGTTGCGGATTTGCAGCGGGAGAGGTTCCGCCGGTCGTCAGTGCGCTGATATACGGGCCGTCTTCCTGGCAGGCGTTCCACCATGTGCTTCCGCCCTGCCATACGTCGCCGTTTTGCAGGATGAAATTCATCGTGAGGGCGATGCACTGCAATCCAATCGCCCCGCTGTCGGTGCCGAACTCGCCCAGCATCAGGATCTTGCCAGCGGAACGCGCTGCTGCTGTGACTGCGATCAAGTTATTGACGACGCCATTTGCGACCGTAACCGGCGCGATGTCCTCGCCCGAGGCATCGCCATACTGATGGATATCGAAACCTGTGTTGGCGTCTGTGATCGATGTGAACAGCGCCATGTTGCCGCTGCTCGTGGTCCAGTTCGATCCGGCCGAACTCGATGCACCGTCGACCCAGCATCGGTTGGTAAAACCACCGCCCCGGATCGCCGCGATTGCAGCGTTGTCCATGGCGGCGATCTGCGCCACAGTCTGTACGTCCGGCTCGTTCATCAACCCGAACTCGACGTTGCCATACGGGCCGAACTGAGTCGCTATTGCCAGCCAAGCGGCTGCGAATTGCGCCACCGTAGGGCCTCCGGTATTGCCAATTCCGCCGGCAACACCGGCCTGTACCCACTGCCCGAAATTGTGCATGTCGAGCACGAACGTCACGCCCGGATAGGTTGTGATCATATTCGTCAGCCACGCG